TCGGCGCGGAAAGCGCAAGCGGGCAAAAACTCCTTCCCTCCCTTCCTTTTTGCCCTTTTGCTTATTCGCTCGCTTCGCGAGCGCGGCGGCAGGGATTTTTACTAAAATCTGCTTACTGTTTTATATTCTATGTCTTTGCAATAATCTATTTTCTTGATAAAACTATCCCATTCTTTCTTTGTTATTTCTTGGCTTAATATATATTTTACTCCCATTAAATGACTGCTGCTATACGAAAATAATTCGTTCTCCAAATCATGAATTTCTTTGCATAGCTGATATTCATCTGGTCCCATTAAATTTTTCTCTTTCTTCTTTAACTCAAAGAATTTCTTGTTGAATTCCAAATATTTTTTATTCAATTCATCTATTTTTGCAACAATATTTTTTTCTTGTTCAGTCTTTTTATATTTATGTAACAATAGTCCCAAATATACCAATTTTTCTATAATTCGAGGGTGATTATATCCATAGCCAAGGGTTGCTTTTTCAAAGTGTTGTTCTATTAACCTAACATATAAGTCCACTAATTGTTCAATATCAAATATTTTGTTTTTAAAATTATTTCGTATCTCTCTTAATAAAATTTCTAAAACTTGTTCAAGGTTAAATAAAAAACTTTCTTTTACTTTGCCCACTTTCTGAAAATACCAACTTAAAGTATAAAATTGAGTTCTGTATATTTTTTCTAAATCTATATTTTTAAATTTANGCTTTATTCCGTAAACAATCCTTAAATTGTTATCTACTGACTGAATAATTGGTAATCCAACTTGCTTATTCTCTAAACCGATATCTCTCGCAAGATCAAGAATAAAATCGCTCCACCTCTCTATCAACTTAATAAATTTATTCAGATTTTCTTTTTGTTTTTTCCCTTCTAATTCAAAAATCCAGTTTATAACATTTACTTGCCATGTGTGGAAATTTATAAACAGATCGCCAACAGATAAACTTGAATTACTTGTTGATACGGATAATAACAAAATGTTTTTCTTTAACTCTTCAAATAAATGTTTCCAAAAAATATCGTTGTTATCATATTTATTCCAAGCAATTCGTATTTGATTAAAATATACATTTACCAATTCTTTCAAAAATATTTCCTGATTTTCTGATAAGCAAAATACTGAAAGTTTATTTGTAATTTGATTTATTTGACTCTGTAAAAAATAGCTGTCTGTCTTCTGTAATATAAAATTTGATACATTAGATATAGATTTAATTGATTCCCAAGCCCAATTGTTTTCCTTTGACTTTAATAATTTTTCAATAAAACCTCTATAATACACTAATATTAAATTTAATAACGGATTATCTTTATAAGCATTCAAATTTTTATCAGCGTATTTGATATTTAACGAATAATTTAAAATACTTTCGTAAATTTTTAGCAAGTAATAAATGTTCTCTTTTCTTTTTTCTTGAATAATCCTGTCGCCAATTGATTGCAAATATTCAAGTATTTTTGCTGTAAAACCCTCATCATCAATAGTATATGGTCCAAACAGAGATGCTGGCATTCTAATAAAATAACCATTCCTTAAATCCAAATGTTTTATATATATGTCATGAATATATTTTAAAGTTAAATTAAAAGAATTTATCTCATTTTTTGCTAACAATCTTAACCCTATTTCAAATAAATATTTGACATTCTCGAGTATAAATAAATGCCAGTTGAGTTTTGTTTTATATTGTATATCTAAAGAAAAATCTTTATTTTCTTTTTTATACTGGAAAATTTTATTTTGAATATGAGCTTGCTTCTTAAATCTTTTATTCACTTTTTCTAATCGTCTTATAGTGTCATTTTTTATTTTTATTAAAGTAATCTCTGGGTTTATTCGTTTTCTGGTATCCCTATATAAATCGTAAATTAAATATAACGAGATAAACAGAATACTACCCAAGATTTCCAGTTCATAATGTTTTAGAAAAATAGGGACAAAAACGGATAATATTGTTAGAAATACCAAAAGCCAAAAAAAGATTTTTTCTTTAAAACTCTCGATAAACTTTTTAAGGTATTGGGTGGAAAATAAATCAGCCGTACTCTGTAAAATAAAAGTGGAAAAGGAAAATATAATAGCAATTGACGCTCCAACAACTCCCGCAATAGCAAATGCAAGATTAGACAAAGTATCTTCTGAAATAATGGGGTTAAAATATATTAAAGCTTTGTGTAAAAGAAATACATAAACAGCAAAAACTATTAGATAAAAATAAAAAGAATCTACAAAATTTTTAATTTTATTTCTAATACTATACCATTTGTTATTAAGATATTGCTCTGATTCATAAAAATACAGAAGCATTTTCTGTTCTAAAGTGAATTCTTTTTTATTCTTCTTATCGGTTTTCATAATGTTGTATCCTATTATTTGCCAAATCAACATACTTTTTCTCTTTTTCAATGCCAATCCAATCTCTGCCAAGTGCTTTCGCGACAACTGCCGTTGTTCCGCTCCCTAAAAATGGATCTAAAACTAAATCGCCTTTTTTGCTTGCAGTAAGTAAAACTTGCTGGATTAGTTTCAACGGCTTTTGTGTTGGATGTGCTTTAATTCCGTTTTCGTCTTTTAATCTTTCTGGACCACGACAAATTTTAAAAACCCAATCTGTATCTTTCATTTGTTTGCCGCCATTCATTCGCTTTAGCAATTCGTTGTTAAAAGTATAATTTTTACAATTTTTATTTTTTACTGCCCAAATTAAAGTTTCGTGATTGTTTGTAAATCTTCGTCCGTTAAAATTCGGCATAGCGTCAATCTTAACCCAAATTACATCATTTAAAAACCATAACCCTAAATCTTGCATAATTTTGCCAACTCTGAAAATATTGTGATACATGCCCATTACCCAAATTGTGCCTGTTGGTTTTAAAATTCTTTGGCATTCTTTTAGCCAGCTTTCTGTAAAACGATCATATTCTTCATAACTTTCAAATTTATCCCATTCATCATTTACAGGAATTACTTCTGTTCCATTTTCTCGGATAAGTTTTCTATTCTTTGGCAGCTGCAAATTATACGGCGGGTCAGCAAAAATCAAATCAATGAAGTTATCGGGAAAATCCTTTAAAACTTCTATACAATCGCCATGAATAATTTCGTTTTGGGGCAACATATAACATCAATTTTTTAATCTTTCCTCAAGTAAATTAGCAATTGTTTTATAAATAGTCTTTTCAGAAGATTTTTCCTTGAAATAATCAAGTAGCAATTTCAGGGTTTTCTTTTCAGGGAAAATCGTTAAAACAATTTCATTGAAAATAACATCATCTTGAAAAATCTTTCTGTAAAGACTTGGCGATAAATCTTTTATTTCTTCAAACGAGCTTTCAGCGTCAATGTCAAAATTTGTTTCTGGAAAATCAGGAATTTCTTTTTTCCATTGTTCTAAATAACTTAATATCTCGTCCCAAACATCTTTTTTGTTTAATAATTCAAATAACTCAACGCCATAAAACAAATAAAGCTCTACGCCATAATCACGAGACATTTTTTCCAGTTCTGCTTTATAGTAATTTTTGTTTTTCTGTAAATCTGGATCAATAAAATAGAAAATTCCAACAAGATTTCTCTCGCCATATTTGCTAATCATTTCGTTTAATTTTTTCTCAAAGTTTTCTATCTGCCCTCTCTTCTTTGTAGAATCGTGGTCGTCCCTGATTTTTTGTTCAATAAAATAAACTTTGTTATTAAATTTAAAACACTGGTCCAAATTTAATTCATCATTATCACCATTAACAAATTTTTTCTCTAAAATTTCATAACCAAATTCTTTAAAGTACTCCTCAATAACTTCCTCAAAAGCGTCGCCAAAACGGATTTCATGGGATTGGAGCAGGTTTTGTAAAATTTTTGCCTTTGGTTTTGTTGGTCTGAATAAGCCAATATACCTGTTTGGATATTTTGCTATTTTTTCAATCAAAAGAGCTTTTGATTCCTCGAATATGGTTTCATTGAAAATGTTTTTAAATTTTTCGTATTTCATAAGTCTATGATAAATATTTCTTAATATAATTATTTCTTATTTCATCAATAAGTACCAGATTGCCTTTCTTATCTTCTGCATACCAATAAGTCCAACCATTATTTGAAGCCTTGCAAAGAATTTCTGCGCTTATTTTATGGATTGAACCCACTTTATTATTCCATTTTAAAGTCGCGTCTGCTAAAACTTTTGCTTTATGTTTTTTGTCTTTTGAATATAAATAATCGCCAATCTTTATATATCCTGCTTCAATTAAATTGCCAAAAGGAACTTTAGGTTTCTTTTCCTCAATTGGATATGTTAATAATTCATNGTCAAGCGGTTTAACCTTTTTAATTCTTTCATTGGCAATTTTGATATAAAAATCTTCTTTTTCTATACCAATAAAATTCCGTTTTAGTTTTTTGACAACAGCTCCTGTTGTCCCGCTTCCCATAAAAGGATCTAAAACTATATCACCAACATTTGAGGTTGATAAAATAATTCTAAAAAGCAGAGCTTCTGGCTTCTGTGTAGAATGAGCTTTTTCGCCATTTATCTTTATTCTTTCACCACCATTGCAAATAGGAATATACCAATCGCTACGCATTTGCTTATCGTCATTAAAAGCTTTCATTGATTTGTAATGAAAAGTAAATTTAGATTTTTGATCTTTGCTAGCCCAAATCAATGTTTCTTGAGCATTATTAAAGCGTGTGCCTCTAAAATTCGGCATTGGATTAGTCTTAATCCAAACAACATCGTTTAATATCCAAAACCCTAAATCTTGCATAATTTTGCCAACCCTAAAAATGTTGTGATAACTGCCTATAACCCATATTGTGCCATTTTTCTTTAAAACTCTTTTGCATTCTTTAAGCCAATCATGAGTAAATTTGTCGTATTCTTCAAAAGAAGCAAACTGGTCCCACTCATCATTTACAGCGTCAACTTTTGTTTGGTTTGGGCGGTAAAGATCTCCTTGCAATTGGAGGTTATACGGGGGATCGGCAAATATTAAATCAACAGAGTTAGCAGGAAATTTTTTTAAAACCTCTATGCAATCGCCTTTGATTATCTTGTTTAAATATTTTTTGTCCATATTTACTTTATTAACTTTTCTATTGAAACGCCTAATGCTTTGGCGATTTTTGCCATAACCATAACGGACGGCTTTTTTATCACATTACTTTCAATTTTTGTTAGGGTGGTATATTTTACGCCCGATTTTTTAGCTAATTCTTCTTGCGATAAACCGAGCTTTGCCCGACATTTTTTTATATTTTCGCCAATATTGTTTTCTGTTGCCATAATTTCAATTATTTGATAGTATTATAGTGATGTGTTATCCTTTCAATATAATGATAGCAAATTTGAAACAATTAGGCAACAAAAATAAAGGGAGCTTATATCCGTTGCGCGCGAATGGGTTGGGCGGGTCAAGCACAACTCCTTTGTTTTCTTTCTTAAAAATCCCTGCCGCCGCGCTCGCGAAGCGAGCGAATAAGCAAAAGGGCAAAAAGGAAGGGAGGGAAGGAGTTTTTGCCCGCTTGCGCTTTCCGCGCCGA